TCGCTATTCAGCAAGTTGGTATTCATAACTTTAAGCTGCCTCTAAATTATGAGAAGCGTAATGGTAAGACTATTGAACTTGAAACTAGTGTTACTGGTAGTGTGAGTTTAGAAGCTCATAAGAAAGGTATTAATATGTCTCGTATTATGCGTAGTTTCTATGATCATAAAGATGAAACCTTTAGTATTAGTAAAATTAAAGACGTACTTACAACATATAAAGAGAATCTTAAGAGCTTTGACTCACGCATTATGCTTAAGATATCTTACCCAATCAAACAAACTAGTCTTCGTAGCGGTTTAGAAGGTTATCAGTATTATGATGTTGTACTAGAGGGTGATCTTACTAAGGATGGTGAATTTAAAAAGTATCTTCATTTTGATTTTGTATATTCATCTGCTTGTCCTTGTAGCTTTGAGCTCAGTGAGCATGCTGAGAAGTATCGTAATCGTGCTACAGTGCCTCATAGTCAGCGCAGTGTTGCACGCGTTAGTGTTAGATTTGAAGATAAGCTTTGGATTGAAGATCTTCAAGAGCTCTGCTTAGATGCTTTACAAACTGAAACGCAGGTAATGGTTAAGCGTGAAGATGAGCAAGCATTTGCTGAGAAGAATGGATCATACCTTAAGTTTGTTGAGGATGCTGTTCGCCTTCTCTATTCACGTCTAGATAAAGATGAACGAATTAAAGATTTTAAGATTGTAGCTTCTCATAACGAATCGCTTCATAGTCACAACGCTATTTCTGTAATAGTCAAAGGGATTGAAAATGGCTTCTCCGCTGGAGTTGCACGCGATGTCTTTGAGTCAACAGGCTTGCGTTAGAAGGTAATACAATCTTTAAAGAGTACCAGCTAGCTGGTACTCTTTTTTTTATTTAAATAAGGAACTTAGATATAATTAGGTATGAATATATTTACTACTAATGATTGTCCTGTTATCTCTGCTCATGAGATGTGTGATAAGCATGTTGTAAAGATGATTGTTGAATATGCTCAATTAATGTCAACTGCTCATCGTGTGTTAGATGGTAAGGAGTATTACGATAAAACTAAAGCTGGTCGTCGTATTAAGCGTTGGTTACATCCTGATAAGTTTCTAGAAAATAATCTCTACAAGGCATCTCATATTAAACATCCATCAGGTATTTGGTGTCGCTCAACAACTGGTAACTATAACTGGCTATACAATCATTTTATTGCTTCGTGTGAGGAATATACTCATAGGTATGGTAGGACTCATCTAACCTTTACAAAGTTAGCAGATATATTTCGTACACATCCTAAAAATTTACCAGACGGTCCTCGTCAAGAATTTGCAGTAGCTATTGCTGCAGATCAAACATGCAGGCAGTTACCTGGCTTTAATTCACTTAAGCCAGTGGATAAGTATAAACAATATATTATTAATGATAAGCCGTTTGCCGTCTGGACGTCTAGACAACCACCTCATTGGTTTAAGAACCAAGCTTATCGCAAATAAAGCGTAATATTTTGCTACGTACTATTTCCTCTACACCAAATTTATGAGTGTAAATGCCCCTTTCTTCACAATCTTCAGTTTTAAATCGTTTGAATACATCGCTAAATCCTGACTGTCTAACGTCAGATTGGCCTGTATCACCGCATACAACATACTGACTATTACGACCAAAGCGTGTAAGGATAGTAGTAAGTTCACCTTTTGTTAAATTTTGCGCTTCATCTACAATAACGCACGTGTTATTAAATGTTAAACCTCTTACAAAGTTAACAGGTATAGCTTCTATTAATCCTTTGCTGCGTAACATCCCGCATGTACCTGGACCGGCAATTTCAGTAACTTTTTCAATTAACGGCATAGCATAAGGTGAAAACTTATCATCAATTTCACCAGGTAAAGATCCTAAACTTTTATCAGCAGATTCAACTACAGAACGAATGTATACTATTTTGTCAAATAAACCTTCTTTTAATTTCTCTAAAGCTGCATATACGGCAATATAAGTTTTAGCAGTACCTGCTAAACCATCAACAAATGACATTTGAGTAGATGTATCATGTAATCTGTTGTAAAAGTGCCTGTGCTTTGGTTTAAAATAAAATGGCTTCCTTATTTTAAAATCCATAAGCCAGTTATCATTTAAAATATCTTCACCAATTTCAGAATGAGAGTTTATTTTTTTGTTTTGTCTACTCATATAGAATTATTTAGGTACGAGTATGCAAAAATCATAACAAATTAGTTTTATATAGTTTTGCTGATTTAGTTGAATATATTAGAAGCAATACTATAATATACATGATGGACCTTGATAAAGAAACTCTAATTTTATCTGACGACAAGATCTTCTATACTATTGAAGGTGAGGGTGAATATGTTGGGCAGCGATCCCTATTCATGAGGATGGCGATGTGTAATCTAACGTGCATAGGCTTTGCGAGTGAAGATTCGCCACATGGTTGTGATTCTTTTATATCTTGGTCTGTAAAGAATAAGATGACCTTTAATGAGATCTTCAAGATGATGGAAGATAATAACTGGATTGAGAAGCTTGAAAAAGGTACAATCTGGAAATTAACTGGCGGTGAGCCTCTTATTCAGCAGAAGCAACTACTTAAACTTGTAGATGAGTTTATTTATCGATATGGATTTACTCCTAAAATTGATTTTGAAACTAATGCTACTCTTATGCCTAATGAACGTTGGAAAGATGAATTTGGTGCTACATTTACTACCTCACCTAAGTTAACTACAAATGGTGATCCAGAAGAAAAAACTTATAAGCCGGAAGTACTTAAGTATCATAAGGAGATTGGATCAGGCTTTAAGTTTGTTATTAATGATCCTGATGCTGATATTAAAGAGATTTGGCGTAAGTATGTTGAAGATGATCACGGCATTAATGTTACTAGAGATCGTATTTGGTTTATGCCTTGCGCTGGTTCTCGTGAAGAGCATATTGAGAATGCTATAGCTGTTGTTGAGTATGCTAAAGCAATGCATGTTCATTTTTCACCTCGACTTCATTTGCTAGTATGGGATATGGCTCTCAAGGTGTAATGAACAATATTCATTTCTTGATAATTTTTAACTGAGTAGTAAATAACAGTATGAGAATTGCTTTTAGTGGTACAGCAAATAGCGGTAAGTCGACAATGATAAAGAGTTTTCTACACACGTGGACAAATTACGAATTATCAGAAGATACGTATCATGATACACTTGAAGAAAAGGGCCTAGATCATTCATCTAAGACTACTCCGGAAACTCAAACAGTTATACTAGATTTTTTAGTTGATCAAGTACAGGGTAAGTCGGTTACAGATAATATCGTATATGATAGATGTTCGTTAGATGCTATTGCATACACAATGTGGGCAAATGGTAAAGGTATTGAAGGATTTACGGATGACTTTGTTAAGAAACAAATTACTATGTCGCGTGAATCGTTACGATCATTAGATATTATCTTTATGACACGATTTAATGAGCAACAAGCGGTTGTTGATAATGGTATTCGTGATACAAATGTTGAGTTTATTAAGGAAATAGATAATATATTTTACACTCTATATATGCAGTATATGACCCAAGCAGATGCTGATGTATTTTATCCTAAAGGTGACTCGCCATGCGTAATATTATTACCAAATGATCCTCAGCAGCGTATCGAACTAATAGCTGAGTATGTAACACCTGAAGGTGGCATGTATGGTGATGAAGAATCTATTTTAAATCCAAATAATATTGACGATCTTGAGTCATTAGTTCGTATGCAAAAGGCAGAACTAGATAGAGAAGAGAAAGAAAAGGAACTCTTTAAACAATTTGGTTTAAAGCAAGGAGATACCGATCGCCTTAGCTTTTAAAATGTCTGTATTTGGAATCCTATAGCGGAACTAGTCAAAGTATAGGCAATCGAACCATTATCTATATTAATAGCACTTAAATCAACATAGTTTGTTGCTTTATCCGACTCTACAAACTGTACAAATTTTTGTGAAGAAGTTTCTAAAACTGGTGCAGATGGTAAAATAATATAATTTGTGTTAGAGAAATTATTTTCAAAGTTAAATCTTACAACGTGAGAAGCAACAACATATTCAACAGACGCAATATTAGTACTCGCTACAGTTACTGCAGAAAATTCATTATCACCAGATAGAGTAATAAGAGCTTTTGTATTACTACCCACAACCGAAGCACTCAATTCTGACATATCTGTGTTAACTTGATTAGAAAGAGAAACAAAATTAGATGAAAGAGAGTCGATATCAGTGGTATGTTGTGTAATTGTTGTACCAAACGTCGTATTATCTAAACCAATTATAAAATTGGCAAAATCCATAATATTTGTACCCTCGTCTGTCTCAATTAAAAGCAAATCACCGTCGGCTACAGAAAACGTTTCAGGTAATTCTTTAATATTGTAGATTAAATTTTTATTATCAACGCACGGCATATCTATATTTATAGTTGAAATAGCGTTTTTGGAGTATAAAATATAAGTAATGAGTAAGATTGGTGTAGGTATTATAACATGTGATAGGGTAAATATGTTTAATGTTTGCTTTGAGTCTCTCAGCGATGAATGGTATGATGAGTTAGTAGTAGTTGATGATGGGAGAAAGGAATATCCTTTAAAAAGGCGTGGTGCGGAATTTATACGTACATCGGGAGGAGTAGGTGTAGGTAAGGCGAAGAATGCTGCTATACAGAATCTATTGGATAAGGATTGTGATTATATTATTCTTGTTGAAGATGATATGAAATTTACTGGTAATTTGTTTGCAGAGTATATACGCGCTTATAAAACAACTGGCATTCATCACTTTATGTTTGCATATCATGGTCCTGCTAATAAAGCTGGTATTAGTTACGGTAAGCCGGTACCTAGGTTGGTTTTCGATTACGGTCCATTTGATGAAGTACGTATCGCCCTTAATCAGCATTGTGTTGGTGCTGTTACCTTCTATACGAGAGAATCTTTAGAAGAGGTTGGTCTATATGATGAAAACTTTACTAATGCATTCGAGCACGTTGATCATTCTTATCAATTAGCCAAAAATGGTTTCAGTACACCGTACTGGTGGTGGGCAGATATTGCCAACAGTTTAGATTTTGTACAAGAGCAGAAGTGTTCAGAAGACTCTTCAGCTATTAGACCACGATCAGATTGGCAATCTAACATTCAACAAGCAGCACAATATTTTATGAAAAAGAATAATGTATCACCAGTGAAAGTCCCTGATACTCCACAGCAAGAAGTTGTAGAGATTATTAAACGTTATCAAAAAATAATTAATGAAAAAAGATCTAAAAGAAAAGCTAACGTTTCTGATAGCCGCTAAGGTAGATCATGAAGATCGTATTCGTAATATTCGAACGACTTTATCTTATCTACGGCATCACTTTGATGCTAATATTGTTATTAGCGAACAGGATACATCAAGTAAGCTACACGATATGTGTAAGGCTTTTAAGTGTCGTCACATCTATATTGAAACAGATGAATTTTTTAATAGGCAGCGAGGAGTTAACCTTGCAGCAAAAGAGGCAACTACTCCTGTTATTGCTCATTATGATGCCGATATTCTCTTAAGACCTGAACAGATTGTTGGAGCTACTGAAGCAATTATAAATAAACAAGCACAATTAGTATATCCATACGATGGAAACTTCTACGATGTACCGGAAACGTATTTTGATATTATTAATGAAACAAAAGATCTCCGCAATGTGGATTTAAATGATTGCACTCTATTTAATCCGCATTCAGTAGGTGGGGTTGTAATGTTTGATAGAGAGCATTATTGGAAATGTGGTGGAGCTAATGAGCATTTTAAGAGTGTTGGTTATGAAGATAATGAAATTAATGCTCGATTTAAAATTTTAGGTACTAAAATTATGCGTACGCAATGGCCATTATGGCATCTTACACATGCTAGAGGAGATACTTCCTTTAATCATAATCCATATATTAATTTTAATAGAGATTATTGCTTGGAAATTCAGAATATGAATAAAGTAAAGTTGCAAGAGCATATCGATCAATGGGACTGGCATAAAGATATTTTAGTAGGATGATAACTTCAACGAGGATAGGAAGATATGGAAACCTCTGCAATAGCATGTTTCAGTTTGCAGCTGTATTGGGTATGGCCAAAAAATGCAATTATGAAGTAGCAATACCTCATAATAAAACGTATTACGATGTAAATTATGAATGTAATAATACATCTATCTTTGATGGATTTGATATTAGTATACCAACTCTAGAATCAAAGACCTCAACATTTACAGAAGTTGAGTTTCCATTTCATTATGTTGATCATAAAGTGGACGACTTTACAGATATGGTTGGTTATTTTCAGTCTGAACGTTATTTTGAAAATGCTATAGAGGAAGTAAGAGCTCAATTTCAATTTAAACAAGAGATTAAAGATAGAATTGATTTTAGCAAATATCCAGAACCATCTAGATGTACGTCTCTGCATATTAGATTAGGGGATTATATGAAGAAGAGGCATTACCATCCGATGCTACCATCAGCTTATTGGCGAAATGCTGTTAAGGAAGCTGGATTAGATTACATTGTTATCTTTTCAGATGATATCGAGCATGCAAAGAGAATGTTTGGAGAAACAGATCAGATAGTTTATTCGAAAGAAAAAAATCCATTTGAAGCACTATATCATATGTCGTTGTGTAAAAATAATATTATTTGTAATTCGACATTTGGTTGGTGGGGGGCATGGCTAGGTGAGTCTAAAGCAAATAACAAGATTGTTACAGCTCCGGAAATATGGCTAGGACCTGGCCATACTACATATAATCCTAAAGACATTATTCCAAACAGATGGCTAAAACTTTAAAAATATATTTACAAGATTCTGCTTTTGCACATTGTATATTTTCTAATAATCCAATGCCACCTAAGCAACTTACAGATAAAGTTGAATGGGTAAGAGAAGATACATATAGCTCAGAAGATATTGTTGTCTGGACAGATATAGATATTCCATCCTCACTTTACAGACCAGGTTCAAACATTGCATGGTTAGTGGAAGCGTGGGATCACATACCAGATTTATATAATTTTGTTCAACGACACTCCAATAAATTTAAAGCTATTTGGACACATGATAAAGTTCTCTTAGAGACATGTCCTAACGCTGTTAAATTACCATTTGGTGGTTGCTGGATTGATGAGTTTGATTGGGGTATACATAGTAAATCTAAACAATTTTCGATTATTGCGTCAGCTAAAAGACAACATCCAGGTCACATTCAGCGACATCAAATCATTGCAGGTGCTGGAGATAAAGTAGATATCTTTGGAGGAGGCTATAATCCGCTAAAAGACAAAATTGAGGGGTTAAAAGATTACAGATATCATTTTTGTATAGAGAATATTAAACGTGATTATTGGTTTACAGAGAAACTTATAGATTGTTTTGTAACTGGTACTATACCATTATATTGGGGATGTCCTTCTATTGGTGATTTTTTTAATACAGACGGTATGATTTGTTATAATGAGGTAAAAGAGTTACCTGATATCTTGCAAACTTGTAATGAGGAACTATACTTAAGTAAAATGGATGCTATAAAAGAGAACTTTGAATTAGCTAAAAAGTATAGACTAGCAGAAGAAACAATACCATATATTATATGAAAATATTAGTTACAGGAGGAACAGGAATGGTCGGTAAACATCTACAAGAGTTGTTTTCACCTGATGAAATTTGGTATGAAAAAGTTATATTTATTGGGTCAAATGAATATGATCTTACTAAAAAGCTTGATGTGAGGAATATGTTTGCAAAGTATAAACCTCATACAGTAATTCATCTTGCTGCTAAGGTTGGTGGTATTCAAGATAACATTGCGCATCCTGTAGAGTTTCTTCAAGATAATCTCTTAATAAATTCTAATGTAGTTTTAGAAGCACAAAAATATAATGTAAAGAAATTTATTGGTATTGGCAGTACGTGTGCGTATCCTAATAAAGTAGAAAATTATCCAATGACTGAAGATATGCTTCATATAGGAGAACCTGCTTCTTCTAACTTCGGATATGGTTATGCGAAAAGAATGCTAGCAGTACACCTTAAAACCATACGTGACAGTAAAGGGTTAGATTATTTTACAATTTTTCCTAGTAACTTGTATAGTGAGTTTGATAATTTTGAAGATGATACAAAGGCTCATTTTGTAACTGCACTACTAAAGAAGATTAAAGATAGTGACGGTACTGTTTCTTTATTAGGTACCGGTTTGCCTTTACGTCAATTTATTCATGCTGAAGATCTTGCAAGGATTATTATGAAGTGTCTTGATAGAGTAGTTAAAACAGACTTTAATGTTTGCGATGATAATAAGTCAATTAGAGGTATTGCTGAAGCTGCTCTTTATGCTACAGTCAATAAACATCTCGAATTAAAATTTGATAATGATAAGCTTAAAGATGGTCAATATAGAAAAGATTGCTCCAATAAAAAGATGTTAGAACTTTTTCCAGGCTTTCAATTTATTCCTCTTGAAAATGGACTAAAACGAGTTTATAATGCTCTTTAGATGAATACCGTTGAGCTTTTAGGTTATTATGGGTCAGATGAAACAATTGCGTGTAGTGCGTGGACATCAACTAGTAGAGAATTAGATGAAAAGAAAAGAGAGAGAATTCCGAAGCTCATCAACATGCTTTGGCGCGAGGGACACGAAACCCCTTTTGAGAAGGGTAGCGTCCATTTCCTTGTTGATTGTGATATTGCCAGTCATATTCATTTACTTAAGCATAGAATATCTTCGCTCAATGCTGAGTCGGCGAGATACAAAGAATTGAAAGAGGATAAGACGTTTATTCCTGACGATTGGCCAGAAGAGTGGAAGATAGAACTTGAAGTTTATACAGCGGCAGGTAATACTTTATATCATGAGGCTATTAAAGCGTTAGAACCGTCTCTTGGACGCAAAAGAGCTAAAGAAAGTGCGCGCTTTTTTAAGACTTATAATAGTAAAATTCAATCTGATATTATGTTTAACATGAGAAGTTTTGCTAACTTTCAGAAGCTTCGTAATAGTGAACATGCACAAAAGGAGATTCGTGAGATTGCTCAACTTATGATTGATCTTGTAAGAGAAATTCCTGATAATCCTTTCAAACATACACTTGCAATCTGGGAAAATACTCTATAATAAAGGAGCTATGAAAAGGATCCTTGTAACAGGAGGTGCTGGTTTTGTTGGTTCTAATCTAGTTTGTAGATTAGTTAGAGAAGGTCATAATGTAACTGTTATTGATAATTATTCAACAGGTCTTAAAAGTAACGAGGTAGATAGCGTTAGTTATTTTACTGGTGACATTACAACACCAGGTATTATCGAAGCATCTGGCAATAAAAAATATGATGCAATTTATCATCTCGCGGCAATGGCTCGTATTCAACCGTCATTAACTGATCCTGTAGGTTGTATTAATAATAATTTTGGAGGTACTCTTAATGTAATGGAGTATGCACGTGCAAATAAGTGTCAAGTTATTTATGCAGGTTCAAGTTCAAAACATGTGGGGTTGTATGTTAGTCCATATGCGTGGTCTAAGTTTGGTGGGGAAGAGCTTTGTAAGTTATATAGTACTGTATATGATTTGAATACTACTATTTGTAGATTTTATAATGTATATGGTCCTAATCAAATTAAGACTGGAGACTATGCAACTGTAATCGGTATATTTGAAGATCAATATGCAGCAGGCAAGCCATTAACACCTACAGGAGACGGTGAACAAAGAAGAGACTTTACGCATGTTGATGACATTGTAGATGGGTTATTCCGTTGCTTAGGAAAATCTTTCCGTGCTCAGGAGTTTGAGTTTGGTACAGGTTACAATCACTCCATTAATGAAGTAGCTGCGCTGTTTGGCGATTATCCGGTAGAGTATATTCTAGCTCGTAAAGGTGAATATCCTGTAACATTATGTGATTCAACTACTGCAGATCTTCTGCTTGGTTGGTCTGCGACTGATAAACTTAAAGATTGGATTAAAAACTTTGTGAATAACAAAGTTGATTTACCTTGAGTGCATCTTATAATAAATGTATGGCAATCAATCTAGTATCAGATACTATTGATAAAGAAGACGTCGCTAATCTAGTCGACTGGCTTACTCAAGAAGAAATCCCGCAACTTACAAAAGGTCCACTTACTAAAAAATATGAAACAAAATTCTCTAACTGGCTTGGTACTGTCAACTCTGTGTTTGTCAATTCTGGTTCATCCGCTATTTTGCTTGGTCTTACTGCTCTTAAGTTTGGAGGAAAGCTAAAAAACAATAAGATTGTCGTTCCGGATGTTAGTTGGGCTACTGACTTAAGCACACCACTTATACTTGGGATGGAAACTTTTGTAGTAGATTGTAACCAAGAAGATCTTTCTGCTGACTTACATCATCTAGAACAATTGTTTAAAGAAGAGAAACCAGCCGCGTTTATTCTGGTTTCTGTATTAGGGCTTGTACCAAATATGGATCGTGTTGTTGAGCTTTGTAATACGTATGATGTTTTATTGATTGAAGATACCTGTGAGAGTCTGGGTTCTGAATTTGGTGGTAAAAAACTTGGCACCTTTGGTTGCATGAGTTTCTTCTCAACTTATTTTGGACATCACATCTCTACTATCGAAGGTGGTATGATTTCTACTAACGATAAAGAAATTAACGATCTACTTCTTATGATGCGATCGCATGGTTGGGATAGAGATCTTGATGAAGCAACTGCTAAAGAACTTGCAGAGAAAAATAATATTAAGGATTTTGATAGGTTATTTACTTTTTATCTTCCTGGATTAAATGTTAGAGCTACAGATCTTCAGGCAAAGATTGGATTTAATCAAGTAGATAAGATTGATAATTTTGCTAAAATTCGTAATGAAAACTTCCATAATTATAACGATAGGTTAGTTTATTCCTCTAATTTATTTTCACCAACACAACGTGAAGGTGACTTTGTTTCTAGTTTCTGTTACCCAGTAGTTTTACAAGAGCGTGATAAGTGTATTGCTGAACTAAAAGATAATAATATTGCATGTAGACCGCTTATTGCTGGATCATTAACAAGGAGTCCTATGTGGAAAAACTTCGGGGGTATGGAAGTAAACAATCCTAATGCGGAAATTGTACATGAGTATGGTTTCTATGTACCTAATCATCAAGGTATGGGTGATAAAGAAATAGAACAAATTTGTAACATTATTAAAAAATATTAAAATGAAAACAGCGTTAATCACAGGTATCAACGGTCAAGATGGCTCCTATTTAGCAGAGCTTCTTCTTGATAAAGGATATGAGGTGTGGGGAACGATTCGTCGTAACTCTTCACCAGAATATAATACAAAACGAGTAGATCATATTTTTAAGCGAGTGAATCTTGTCTATGCTGACTTAACTGATATGTCATCTCTGGTTAGCGTATTACAACAAGCGGGTGGCCCTCATGAAATTTATAACTTAGCTGCACAGTCTCATGTACGTGTTAGTTTTGATGCTCCAATATATACAGCTGAAGCGACCGGTCTTGGTACGTTAAATTTACTTGAAGCAATTAGACTTACTTGCCCTACTGCTCGAATCTACCAGGCCTCTTCGAGTGAAATGTTTGGCAACACAATTGATGAAGATGGTTTTCAGAGAGAAACTACACCGCTCAATCCAGTAAGTCCGTATGGGTGCGCAAAAGTGTTCTCATATAATATTTGTAATAATTATCGTAATAGTTATGGTATGCATATTAGTAATGGTATTTTATTTAATCACGAGTCACCGCGGCGTGGTATCAACTTCGTAACTAATAAAGTCGTTAACGGTGCTGTTGATATTAGACAGCATCGGGCTAAAGAGCTTGTGCTTGGTAACCTTGATGCAAGTCGAGATTGGGGGCATGCCAAAGACTATGTCAAAGCGATGTGGTTAATGCTTCAACAAGATGAGCCTGACAATTATGTTTGTTCAACTGGTGTTTCACATACAGTGCGTGATCTTGTTAATTATACATTTAAAACTCTTGGTGTTGATACTAAGTTTGTAAAGACGTCGCAAAAATTTGAACGACCAGAGGAACTTGAGCACCTTAAAGGTGATTCAACTAAGTTAAGAACTAAGCTGGGTTGGAAGCCAACTTATACTTTTGAAACAATGCTTGATGAAATGATCTTTGTTGCAGCCAATAAGTATAATAAAGATATAGATACGCACAAATTTTAAAATGTTTATATCACATCGCGGTAATCTAAATGGCCCAAATAAAGACGTTGAAAATCATCCCGACTACCTGATTGAAACCTTACAGCAAGGCTATAATGTAGAGACAGATGTATGGTATCTTAAAGGTAATTACTATTTAGGACATGATTTACCTCAATATAAAATACAAATAGATTTTTTACTACAGCGTAAATTGTGGTTGCATTGCAAAAATAATGCCGCATTTATAAACTTATTAGAAGCAAAAACAAACTGCTTTTTTCATGAAAGTGAGTTAGTTGTATTAACAGGTCATGGTTATAAATGGTACCATTCTGATAGTATAAATATGAATATTGAATATGATAGTAAAAGTGTTGTTGCAATTCCCAATCAACAATATAATATTAAAGATATTAATATTTGTTCAGATTATTTACTATGATTAAATTACTTATTTTAGATGTGGACGGTGTTCTTACCGATGGTAAAAAATACTACGATAACACAGGATTAGCAAAGTATAAAACGTTTTGCGATAAAGATTTTTCAGCTATTAAGAAATTTAAATCTGCTGGTGTAGAGGTAATTTTTCTTTCAGGAGATACTAATATTAATGAGTCAATTGCAAAAAATAGGTCAATAGATTTTTATGCATCTAGAGGTGTATGTAAAAGCGCTTTCATAAATATATTTAAAAGTACCTATAATATATTACCTGATGAAATGTGTTATGTAGGTGATGATATTTTTGATTTAAATATTATGAAAGAAGTTGGGTATAGTTTTTGCCCCTCTGATGCTGTTAAAACAATTCGGGAATATTGCTGCGGTAATATTTTGAATAGAGTTGGAGGAGATAATTGTTTAGATAAGTTATTTGATGTATGTGAAAGTAGAAATATAATACCGCCTTTTGATGAAGAGTTATTTTTTAATTTAGATAAAGATGACAAGTTCTAACGTTACATTATATGGCCATTTGACATATGATACTATTTTTGATGGTAATAAATCTTACGAAACAATTGGTAGCGTAGGTAACGTCTGGAAAGCTTTTATTAATTTTTCAAATAATATTAATGTTAGAATAGAACCAACGGAAATAGGAGAGGCTTTAATTTATGTCGATAAAGAAAAAGTTCGTCGAGCTTCGACAGCTACATTATCTGTAAAGACTAGAACCCCCTTTATACAAATATCGGATTGGTCACATATATTATACCTTAACCAGCTCAACGATTTAAGTTTCGTTAAAGAAGTCTCTTTAACAAGTAAAAAAATATCTGCAGATATTTGTGCTGGGAAACCTCTTAAGGACTTGCAAGTTTTAAAGTATGTAGATTTACTTTTTATATCTGATGAAGACTTATGGATGCCTATAGAAGAACTTCGTAAATATGTTAAAGGTGATATACTTGTACATTATACATCCGGTAGTACATATTATGGGCAAGATACATTCTCAACGAAAGTAGAAGATGTTTTGAAAGGTGTAAATATTCTTGGAGCAGGTGATACTTTTGCTGCAGCTACTATTACTAATTTAATTAGTAAAAAGCCTGTTAAAGAAGCAGTTGCAATTGCACATTCCATGACATATAATTTAATTAAGAAGAATAATGAGTAAAGTTAATATTTTAATACCTATTGCTGGTAAAGGACAGAGGTTTGTAGACGCTGATTATGCAATGCCAAAACAACTTATAATGGTAGGTGATACGCAAATGATTGATTTAAGTCTTGAGTCAATTGATAATAAAGATGAGTGTAATCTTATTTTCTGTATACGACGTGACCATGTAAGTGATTACTCGCTCGATACTATTTTAAAACAACGGTATGGTGACGATATTAAAATTATTATTTTAGATAAAATTACCCGTGGGTCTGTAGAAACATGTTTAATGGCTGAAGATCATATTAATAATGATCATCCACTGTTAATTTATACTTTAGATGTTTTCTTTGAACCGTTCTTTGACCCAATAAAAATTGATACCTCGGTTGACGGTACTATTCTTACATTTAAAAGTAATAATAATGGGTATAGTTATGCAAAATTAGATGACAATAATTTTGTTACACGAACTGCTGAAAAGGAAGTTATAAGTGAGAATGCTGCTGTAGGTGTGTATACGTTCTCAAAAGGTTCAGATTTTGTAAAATATGCTAAGGTAATGATCGATCAAGATATTACCACCAAAGGAGAATTTTATATCTGCCCCTTATACAATCTAATGATTGAAAATGGTAAGCGTATTACTATTGAGGAGGTTAATAAAATGCATTTGATGGGCACTCCTAGTGAGCTTGAGTTTTTCTTAACCCATACACTAGTTAAATTTGGTGATAAGCCTATTGCCATTTGTGCAGATCACTCCGGGTTTGATATTAAAAATGAAGCGTGTAAGGTTTTAGATGAACTTGGTATACGTTATGTTGACTATGGTACATTTGTAAATAAAGATTGTGACTATAATGATTATGTTTCGCAAGCAGTGGAAGCAGTTAGACGTGGTTATAGTGATCATGTTATTGCATTTTGCCGAACAGGTCAGGGGGTTAATATAGCTGGTAATAAATATAAAGGTATTAGAGCAGCATTGGTATCTGATGAATATACTACTGAGCATGCTGTAAGACATAATTGCGCTAATTATTTTTCTATACCAGCGAGAACTGTAGATAAAAAAATGTTTGAACTCATAATAAACATTTTACAAGTAACCACGTTTGATGGTGGTAGGCATATTCCAAGAATAACAAAAGCTGAATCAAATGAAAAAGTATAATATAAAGGATATGGTAAATGGTTGGGTGGTTGGCAACTTTGATCCTTCTGTGTTAAAGACGGAAAAATTTGAAGTAGGTTATCATAAGTATAAGAAAGGTGCTCCGACGCAAAATCACTACCATAAAAAAAGCACTGAAATTAATATTGTCGTTTCAGGAGATGTTGAAATAAATGGTGAAAGATTTCGTGAAGGTGAAATATTTGTACTTGAGCCATATACTGTATCAGAGTCATCTTTTCACAAGAACACAGATTTAATTGTGATTAGAGATGCATCTTATACAAATGATAAATATATAGTAACTGAAAATGAATAAAGCGATTGTAATATTTGGTCAGCAAAGATTTGTAGATATAGGTATATACTCTTTTAGAAAAAATATTGTGGATTTTAAGGAGTATGACATTTTTATCCACACTTGGAAAGACGAAAGTAAAGATGAAAGTTTTATATATGACTTATGGAAACCAACAGATATTTTAATTGAAGAACCTATACCATTTAGCGGATCTGATTGTGAGGTAACTCACAAATCTCTTTTTTATAGTACTAAACGAGGATTTGAACTTTTAAATAAATCAGATAAAAAATATGACGCAGTTATAAGAACAAGGTTTGATATGTGTGTTGAAACACCTATCGATATTACAGATTATGATTTGACACAACCTGCAATATTTTCACCTGATGTTTGTGGTAACCCTGCTGTATTATCTGATTTTTTAATGTTTGGTAGTGGTAATTGTATGAACATTTATCAAGAGATGTTTGATAATTATGAAAAATATCAAAGAGAAGGTGTACATGTTGGTGCTGGAGAAGAAATAATTAACCGAGCTATTTACGATAATGCATATACAAAAGTAAAAACTAATCATAAAGTATATGGTATAAGACCGGTTGGCGTTTGTTGTGGTTTATACTGGGCAAACGTAGATAATCCTCTAGTAACTAAGTATTTGCCTTCTTGATATAGTACTATATACTAACAGAGTAATGATTATAGAACAAGACATATATGATGGATCTTTAATTCATAACCGATTTGCGTATGAATATTTTCGTAAAGATGTTTCACCCGTAGGTAATATTGTAGCGTTTCGCGCTCCAATGGAAGTTAAAGACAATCTTATTGATTTGGAGGATACTTTAACTGATGATTTTATCTCGTCAAAAGATGCAATTAATTTTTGCTGGGAGATTCCTAATATGTGTCCGTTGGGTGCGGTTTCTTTTCAACGGTTATTTAATACCGCAGTAGCGCAAATTATTTCTGAATACATTAAGCTTCCTATTACAATGAAAGGTGATGATCTTATGGTGATAGATAAGTTCACAGGCTCCGATGGTGAAGAGCGTGATGAGGGTAAGGTAAGTGTATCGATTACATATAGTAAGGACAACGTTACTCTTGGTCATACAGCACTTAATATTGATGCAGGTAAAGATGCCCCTGGTTTTGCATACTCTTCAAAGCTATCAGATGAAGACGCGGAAAGTTTTATGATCAAAGTTTGCAATTACTTTAATTACGAAATTAGAGATCAATTTGTAGCTACTACAAAAGTAATTGTATAATGATTACAGGAACAGAGTATTATGGAGTTGATAAAGGCTTCTGTGAATGGAACTATATTCAAGGAGTTATTAAAGAGCTTAACTTTGATAGTGATACGCAACTCCACGTGGTTAGTATGACCCAGGAATGGGATTATCGCGATAAAGTAGTACTCAAAACAAATAAGAGAAACGTTATTATTGGTCTAGCAGACGAGTTTATGACTGATAATGTTCCTCAAGAATGGAAAGATAACGCTACTACATTTAAGGCATATTTACTACCAACCCAAGAGTGTAGTAGTGTCCATTCATTTCCACTCGGTTATAATAAGAAGCATAAAAAACTTATTAACCGACCTATAAAATATAGACCAATTGATGTATTCTTTGCAGGTCACATGGCGTCAGTAAATAGACAACAATATATGCATCCTGTAATTAATTTTTTTCAGAATATGTCGTCTAGTAACAGACCTAAACTAGATTTTAATATATCAAAAGGCTTTAATATGGGGTTAGATGCTGACGCTTATTCTGAAAAACTCCATGACGCTAAAGTTGTAGTATGTCCGGCTGGTAATGTAAGTATGGAAACATTTAGACATTATGAAGCTATGAGAAGTGGTGCTGTGGTAGTATCACCGAAACTGCCAAACACAAAAATTTATAACAAGGCTGCTATCTGTCAAGTAGATGACTGGGACGGAAATGTTGGTAATACTATTATGGATTTGCTATCTGATCTAGATATGTTACAATTGGTACAGGATAGGCAGCAACAAACTTATAATAATAGGTTTACAGCAAAATCAGTCGCTAAATATATTAATGAACTTCTTCCAGTTACAAAATAAACTTTTCTACTCTAATAAGAGTAAGCAGCCTGAGCCCTTGGACTCAGAAGGCGAACAAGCATTTGTACCGTTTTTGTTTAATCGCTGGCTTACTATGTATAGTAAAGATACTGTTGGTTTTGTTAATGAAACTCTTAACAAATATTGTGGTATCTTTGATACAGATAAACAAAAGACATATAAAATGTATTATAATCTAATACCACGATTAAAATTTAAACGTATTAGCTACATTAAGAAGGTTAAAAAAGATAAAGAGAAGCAAGACGAGACTGATCAACTTAAGATGATTGCTAAGAATAAAAATATGTCTGTTCGTGAGCTAGAGATATATAAGAACATGCTTGATTAATTTTTAACCTATAGTAAATATAGATATGGCACAAAGAAGTATTGACACTCTTGCACCTCAAAAGCATCTTATTGATCTCTCACCTAATAGTCAAGGTGATGTAGGTCTCTCAGATGAGTTTGAACTTACAATGATTTTTGATGATATCCTATTAGTTGAATATGTTGATGATAATGACACAGGTGAAATTAAACGTAATGGTATTTTCGTACCTACTAACGCATTAACAAAAGCTTGGCGTAAAGCTAAAGTTATTCTTGCTGGACCGAAAGCAGAATATACAAAGCCAGGAGATATTGTTATCTTTCCTAACAATCTTGGCGTTACTGTTGCTAATATTGATGTGAATGGCTCTACAATAAAGAGAGGTATTTTTCTAAATGAAGATAGATTATTCGGTATTTGCAAAGTAAAGGATGATAATTCAAAGAGTAGCTCTTGATTCACTACTACTTAAAAATGTATGTGAAATAAGATTTGTACGGCGCCGACCTCAAGCAGGTGATGGTCCTACAAGGCGGATGCTATGTACTAAATCTTACGAGCTTTTAAACTCTGTTAACGGGCGGGTTACTTTAAACTACGCTCCGCCTAGCGGACCAAAAAAGATTAACGAAGCAGCAGAAAATGTTTTAGTAGTATGGGATATTTTGATGCAAGATTATAGAACTATTAATATGAACTCTTGCGATTTAATTCAACAAATTCCAGATAAAGATTTTTGGGAATATTTTAATGAGAACATTTACCCAATGTCACCTGAGCAAAAATTTAACTTTATGAATTCATGAATGTATCCCTTGAAAATTTCTCCAATCATATAAAGCCATACCTTTTACAAGACGTTGCCATATGCACTGATCGTAAAATTATTAGAAAAGGTAAGCTAAGAATCTTTCAAATAAAACAACATTATGCTAGATTAACTTTAGAGGATGAAGTAAGGACACGTATGTATGAAATTCCGTATCCGTTTGAAATAACTAAACGAGGATCGAAAACTATTCTTTGCTACAAACTTAGTAAATTACTTAATTTTGGAGATTTAGATTTGCAGGTTAAGTTTTTAGATTCATCAAAGAAGTCTAAAATATACAATGAAAATTTGTATATAATGCCACTACATGAAGTTGATTTATAGGGTTGATAGACTATAATGATATAGGTGATTAATAACTTATTGCAACAGTTTCCGAAAGGATACGATCCAAATTCGTCGCAAGTTAAACTCCTTAAGAGTATTGATGAGGCTTTTGAAACAGGTAGCAAATTTGTAGTATGTAACGCGCCTACAGGAAGTGGTAAAAGCTTTATATCAAAAACATTGGGTAATGTTGCTGACGAAAGTCCTGATGAGTTTCGTCAGTTAGTTACTTCATATGCTGCTTATAAGCGCACGCAGGGTGGTTATACATACCAAGATGAGTGTGATGAAATGTCATCGTTTGGCTGCACTGCGTTGACTATTACAAAAGCATTACAAGATCAGTATAAAGAGTTATTTAAAGATACTGCAATTGTTAAAGGCAAGTCAAATTATCAATGTGCAATAGATGAGCGTTATCCTGTTGACGTAGCACCATGCCTACATTCTGCTAATTTAAAAGCGGATTGCTGGGCTAAAAATAAGTGTACATATTATGAAGCAAGAAATAAAGCTTTAGTATCACAGTTTAATACTTTAAACTATAATATGTTTTTCGCTCTACCTAATCATCTTAAGAAGAGACAGTTTTTAATTTGTGATGAAGCGTCAGAGTTAGAGGATCAGTTAGTTAAAGAATTTACTTGTAAAATTGACTACAAGTTTCTTGCAAGAATGGATGTTGATATTAGACCATTAACTAAACGAATGCCGGCGGTTAAATGGTTAACGGAGCTGCAAATCGATCTTACCGATAAAATAGAAGAGATTAAAGATATTCTTGCTGTCAAGAAGACAAATAATAAAAAGGCTATTCTAGATCTTACTACTAATATGCAACGTATAATGAACTTGCAAAGTAAAGTCGGGTTAGTTACCGATTCGTGGCAAGAGTCTGAGTACGTTTATGAAAAGGATGCTACAGGAATTACATTTATGCCGCTTAAGGTTAATAAGTTAGCATATAGATTATTTGATTATGCTGATAAGGTAATCCTAATGTCAGCTACAATTATTGATCCAGATAATTTTTGTAAGTCTTTAGGAATTGAAGACTATAAATATGTCGAAGCTGAATCGACGTTTGACCCTAAAAAGGCTCCTATTGTTTGTAATCCAAAGTATAAGTTAAACTATCATACAATGGATAAGTACCTCCCTCGTATTATTAAACAGGTAGCAGAAATATGTAATCATCATGTAAACGATAAAGGTATTATTCACTCTCAAAATAATAATATTACAGCTAAATTAGGTACTATGTTATATGGAGATAGATTTTTATATCGCGAGCCTGGTATTAAGAATGAAGATATTCTAGATAAGCATATGGCTAGTGTAGATCCAACTGTGCTTGTATCACCGTCTATGTCGTATGGCGTTGACTTAAAAGGAGATCTAGCGAAGTTTCAAATAATTATTAAAGCTCCTTTTTTACCTACTAAGGATGTTAGAATTGAACGAATGATGAAAAATGATTTTGATTGGTATCAAAATAAAATGTTATGCTCGTTGATTCAATCATGCGGAAGAGGTGTTAGATCTAAAAAGGATACATGCATTACATATATACTGGATGGTACTATTGTGGATAGTATTTTACGGTCTAAACATAAGTTACCAAAATACTTCCTCGAAAGATTCGTTTAAGCATTAAATATATACAATGGTTAATTACACCTACAACTTTGAAGTTAAGGACCTCTTAACGCAGTTTGTAGCAGCTTTTGATGACACAGTTATTAAGCGCTATGACAAAAATAATAATGCGCGGCAGGAAATCGGTGTTAGATATGTGTTCGCTCCTAAGCAGCGAATAATGCATGATATAGTTAACAAAGCTAAGAATATAGAGCTTCCAGTTGTTGCTATTAATTTAGCTAGCGTATCATATGATACAGAAAGAGTGTTTAATAAGCTTGATAATTTTGAAAATTATGCTAATGCTAATTCTGCTTCAGCTATTAGAACACCTACACCAGTAAACTTGACTGTTAACATGTCTATACTTTGCAGATATATGCAAGATATGGATCAAATTATTTCCAACTTCGTACCATACACAGACCCGTATATAATTTTAACATGGAAAGAGCCGGTATCAGATAATGTTAATAATTCTATAGAAATTAGATCTGAAGTTTTATGGGATAAAACTATTAATTTAAATACTCCTACCGAAACAACATATAGTGATAAATTTAGAATTATTGCAGACACATCATTTACTATTAAGGGTTGGTTGTTTAGATCGAAAAATGAAAGATCTTCTCCAATCTACTTTATTGAAAATAATTTTATAAATGTAAGGCCAGACTTTAACTTTAATCAAGGTCTATCATCTCTAGAGTATGAGTCGTTCTATGATTCATTAACATCAGTTGCAGATATAGAAACAATTTCATTATCAGGTATACCTGATATTACAAATGTTTACTTTAATACATCCGGTTCTTTATTACCAATTGATAATCCTATCACAATTAAACGGAATTTATCATCTGGAGGAAGAAGTTATACTTTTTATGGTGATAACTATGATAGAACAGAGTTTATAATGCTCAGTTCAAACAGCGCTATTACAACAGGTTTCACTGCAGTAAATACAACTTATACAGGTGAAGTGAGCGGCTACATTCTACCAAATAGTCAGTGGAATGTACTTAATAATCAAATCCTTAACATCATGATGCCAGCTCTTACTGCTTCTGGTAAATTTGATGTTATTGTCAAAAACCAAGCGGGGTGGAAGACTTCAGCAGAAATAGATGGCTTCCACTTCACCGCAGAATAAATAACTAAAGATGGCTGATACTTCTCCAACAAATGACGGTAGAGCTGCTACGTTTGGCAGAAATCTAGTGAGTTATATCTCAAATAGATTACCGTACGCTAGTCAACAAGATGATGAACTTAATACGAAGTATAAGTACTTTGCAAAGCATGGTACGCAGAGAGCTGAAGCGTTAGCGAAAGCATCTGTTACATCTTCAAATCCATACAATAATATACCTATAGGTGATTTTGGTAAAGATGGTTCTTTCCAGGATGTAATGTATGCATCTTTAGATACTAATAAGAGCGGTCGACTACGAGACTATCGTATTATGGCAGCTTATTCTGAAGTATCAGATGCTTTAGATGAAATTTGTGATGAATGTGTTAATGTTGACGAAAATGGTCGCGCAGCTAAAGTTCATTATGAAAATATTGATCTTTCTGTAGATGATAAAAAGGGGTTAGATGAAGAGTTTGATAAATATATTGATTTTTTCGAACTTAGATCAAAAGGTTGGCAGTATTTCCGACAGCTTTTAGTTGAAGGTGAAGTCTTTTTTGAACTTATTTTACATGAAAATTATACACGAGAAGGTGTATTAGGGTTAATGAATATTCCTGCGGAAATTGTCGATCCTGTTTATAACAATATTCAAAATATGCTTGTTAAAGGGTATATTTACAAAAAGCCAATTTTTAGTACCACTCAACCAGATAAAATTGAAAAGACTGAAATGATTCCAATGGAGCAAAATCAGTTAATTTATGCAAATTCAGGCGTGTATAACGATACAAAAGATTTTGTAGTACCGTTTTTAGAGAATGCGCGTCGACCATATCGTCAGCTATCCTTAATTGAAGATGCAATCGTCATTTACCGACTAGTGAGAGCTCCAGAGCGTCTAGTATTTAACGTTGATGTTGGTAACATGGCTCCTCCTAAAGCAGAAGCTTATTTACGCAAGCTTATTCAGAATTACTGGTCTAAAAAGACGTTCGATAACGATCAAAGCAGTGTAGTTAATAAGTTCAACCCACAATCTATGCTTGATGCATTCTGGTTTGCTAAGCGTCAAGGTTCTGAGGGTACTTCTGTTACTCAGCTTCCTGGTGGTGCTAACCTTGGTGAGTTATCAGATTTAATGTACTTTATTAAGAAGCTTTACCGTTCTCTTAAAGTGCCTGCAACGCGTATTGATCCGGAAGATCGTACAGTTGATCCATCAAGTATTTTACGCGAAGAACTTAAGTTTGCAAAGTTTATTATTCGTCAGCAGCAACGATTTGCAACTGCTATTAAAAGAGGTTTTATTACACATCTTAAATTACGAGGTTTATGGGAAGAGTTAGAGTTGTGTGAAACTAATCTGGAGATTATTTTCAATCCCCCAACTAACTATTTTGAAATGCGTGAAGCTCAAAAGCTTGAGCTTAAAGCTGCTAACTTTAATACACTTGCAAGTAACGAATTTATATCTGTTACTTATGCTCAGAAAAAATATCTTGGTTGGAAGGATCGCGATATTCTTGCTAACAGAGAGTTCCTTCGTAAAGATGCAGAAATGCAATGGGAGTTATCTCAGATTCAAGCTGCGGGTCCAATGTGGAAAGAGCAGCTAGCTGCCACTGCTGGAGCTGAAGCAGAAATTGGCGGTGAAGGTGGTGGTGTTGCTGGTGGTGGTGGTGATGCAGGCGGTATTCCTGAGTTTGGTGGCGGTGGCGCAGCAGATACAGGAGAAGCTGATGCAGGTGCAGAAGAGCTTGATGCCGCAGTTGAGCCAGGCCCAGATGCAGGGGCTGATATCTAAGCATAAAAAAAGCCGCTCCTAGGAGCGGCCTTGTTTAGTTAATATTTATTATAGGCTATCGTCCCAAACCAATATAAGGTTAGAGCCACGATTTTCTAAAATTTGTGTGAGTACAGCACCACTTGTAGGTACTACAGTAGTATTGATAAAATTTGCGAGGTAAGCTTCAGTGTAACGACCATCTGGTTGCCCACTTGTTGCTGGAACTATAGTTACTTGATAAGCCATATCAATATTTAATACTTTGTATCTTATATACCATAACTTTTAGGTACCTTTTTTGAGATAGTAGATTAAATAATTGTATGGCATCTGCATGTGAAATAACACCTCTTTCAGCTTTCTTGTCAACTAATCTTAATAATAAAATTGAAACGTTTACTAGATTAGGTGATAGAATTAAAAGAGCTTTAGGCTACCCTGTCGTATCTCTGGAGATACATTCTGACCAGCTTAATGAAAATATTCAGATTGCAATTGAATATTATACTCGTTTCGCTGGCTATACCCGAGAGTATATGATTTTTGATTCTAACTTATATGAACCTAATAAAGGTATACGATTAGATCTCCTCTATACCCTTGCGAATACTGACTTAGATACAACTGCTAAAAAAATTGCAGGTACCAATCCACTAGGACCAAGTTCAGAGTTTTATGGTGAGACTCCGGATATTGTTTATACTGCTGAATCAGATGTATTATCATCTGTGTTTGCGAGTTCATCTGCCTTATCGGCAGACTTTACAGATGGTGTTAATGAGGGAGAATTATTTGATCACACACTTGTTAATACATTAACAACCTTTGACGAATCTCTATCTGGTACGTTTGTTGCCAATCAAAGGCGTACATTATCACGTGGAGGGTCTACTAGTAGTATGACAACGTATCAAAATGTATATGATTATGATATAATGGATTACAGAAAGGTTATAGCTGTTACTGACTTTGAAGAAGGTTCAAATACTGGTATTAATACATTATTTACGTTAGAGCAGACTATGGCACAACAAACATACTTCTCATATGCTATGGGTAATTATGGATTTGATTTGGTATCTTGGTATACTCTTAAAGAGTTTATTGATACTCGTGAAAAAATGCTAGCACTTAAACGTGATCTCGTATTCGATGAGCGTTCTCAATATCTGAAAATTTATCCGCAACCAAAGCATGAGCGCTTTTACGGTGTAGTTTCTACTTACTTAGAACGGTCGATTCGCGATGTAATCAAAGAGCAGTGGGTATATGAGTATGCATTAGCTTTATCAATGATTACTATCGGACGTGTGAGAGGTAAATTTGGCCAGGTTAGTTTACTAGGTGGCGGTGCTCTTAATTATGACTTATTGCAAGAAGGTCAACAACGTAAAGCTGAGCTTGAAGAAGAGCTTATGACCGGAGCAACATCTGGATTTGGTAGTAACGATCCTGTTGGATTTATTGTTGGTTGATGAATAAGAATAAAAAATATCGTCAAGGATTATTTGTACCTAATAATAAAGATAAATTTATTGGGGAACGAGCAGTATATAGATCTGGTTTAGAGTTAAAATTTTTTAGATTTTGCGATAATAATCCTAAAGTGCTAAGGTGGGGCTCTGAAAATATTAAGATACCATACTATAACCCTCTAACTAAAAGAACGCATAGATATCATATAGATAATTATGTTGTTATTAAGGAGGGTGACAAAATTACAAAATATTGTGTTGAGATTAAACCATATAAGCAAACAAAACCACCCACTACAAAATATAGGAAACGAGAGCACCTATTGTACGAGCAAAAACAATATGTAACTAACCAAGCTAAGTGGGCAGCTGCAAGAAAATATTGTGATGGTCGCAACTATAAATTTTTAATTTTAACAGAAAATGAGATTTCATAAGCTTTTGACATAAATATACGTATGTCAGTTAAACTAAATCTTGTTTGTGAAAATCCAGATATCGTAGATCAGTTCGAGGTCTTCGAAGAGCAGACTAACAAGGACAGTGCAAAATCTCTTTTTATCAAAGGGCCTTATATGATGGCAGAAGGAGTAAATCGCAATAAGCGGTTTTACCCTCGCAATGAGCTTGAACGTGAAGTTGCTTCATATAATGAAAATTTTGTAAAGCCTGGTCGCGCTATGGGTGAGCTA